GCTCTGCGGCCTTTTTTCTTTCAATAACTGATTGATTTATAATATCTTATGCCTCTTCGTTCCACTGTGTGTCCACATTCAGTGTAGGGTGAGGGGAGTAAGCCCGCTACATTGCGGGCTTTGTCTTATAGTCTGATCACTGTTTCAAGTCGGTGAGGGCACCAAAAAGAAAACCCGCAGTTTTTACGCTGCGGGTTTGTTGTTCATATCTGTGAGATAGGGTGCCTTATCCGGCCCTACCTTGGCAACCGATTGACGGGGGATAGCTCCCCCGTCGCGGTTTCCTTACTGCTTACACTGTAAGAACGCCGCAAACTCCGCTCCCCAGAAGCTCATCCGTATTTCACACAGCGAACCGTGCAACATCCAGATGATGAGGATTGCCGTCACACAGAACGTGATGGCCGTAAGCGATTTTTGCGACATAGCACTTGCTCCTTTTCCGGAGAGGCGCTAACCTTTCACTTGTCAAGGTAATGCGGTTAGGGCCTCGGTTAAACAGAGATGTTTTCCGGGGCCTTTCCACATCTGGCCTTCGGGTATTCCCTCCGACCATCAGCCGAAAGGCACCCGCGCGTAATCTATCGCTTTTTTGTTGCTCCGGCAATTCTGCCTGTTAATTCTGAGGCAAAGGCAAACTCATCTGATTGTTTCCCCTGTGTGAAGCTGGCAGCTCATGCCACGGGATACCTTCTGAAGAGTGAACGCCGGAGGCGTGTTTCGATGTGAATTTATGGAAAGCTTCCAGTGTTGAGAAGCATACGCCGCATTCCAGATTGTTACACTGGTAATACTTTTGCCGCACGGTGTTTGAATCATTTTCCGGACGACTGGTGCGGATACGGGCAGATGCGCCACAAAGCGGACAACGGAACATAGCGACCTCCCTTAACGTAATGTTGGTGCCATTCTAAGTTGTACTGGTTCAGACTTTAACTGCCAATGAGTTTTGAGCAACAAACGAAAAATGATACGTCTAGCGAAGTGGTTAAAATTATCTATTAATAACGAATCACCTCTTCTGGAGTAATGTCGGAAATGAGACTACCGGTGCCACATCAATAGTCTCTTTCATGCGACACCTATCTCTATTTGATAATCAGTGCATTAAATGTAGTGAAGAGTATATTTCATCACTTCAAATAATAAAATAAATCACCTGTTATCACTATTTTAAGCTAATTGTTGCATCTCTTAAATAATATTTTTTTCCATCTGCAATGCTCTTAAGTACAGCTTGAATGCGAGTCGGATGCTTTGAAATATCTATGTTTTTAGCTTTATTTCTAACCTCATCTACATCAAGTATTTCCCCAAAATAATGTTCGTCAAAAATAACATAAGGGCCATTCGTTGAATCTCTACCAGTTTCACCAATAATTTCACACAATCTAATTATGCCATCTTCTGATAAGATGGAAGCAAGAAATTCTGATGTGAATTCAACAGAGATTCTCTTTAATTCGAAAAATATATTTGATTCTAGATGATAGTCAAAAAATATTTTTTTATTTAAAGCAATAGTAGCTGTTTCTTTGAAGACATTCTCAAGTTCAACAATCTGATCTTTATTAATCTGTATATTACTTGAGTTTCGTACGTTGTATAGTACTTCTGCTCCAAGTGGCGCATTCTCATATCGACCAATAATTTTTTTTATTAGCTCATATTGCTCACTACTTTCAGATATAATTTTATCAGTGAGCCAATACATCCTTCTATAAGAATCTTCTCTAATGAGACCATAGTTTTTTTCTAATGAAGATTTTAACTCTTGAGAGAAAAGAAATCTATCATAAATGCACGTTAATATATTAAAACTATCAACTTTACAACAAGCGTCTGTATAAATATTCATCATTTCGAAAAATCTTTCCTCGGCATTTTGAGATAACACATCCTCAAGGAATTTTTCTCTATTAATTTTCCCTTCGATGAAAAGAAGAATGTCATGATCGGAAATATATCCTACTGGAGTTTTAAAATGAAGGGCAATATGAAGTCTTTGGGGGGCAGAAATTCTTCCTGCTGCATCTGAATCAGATACATCATAAGGATAAGATTGATTGGGGCGTAGAAGAGGGAAAATATACTCTAATAGCCCCTGCATCAATGTACGTTCTCGTTGAGAAAAAATATTTAGTTTATTGCATCGTTCATGGCTATAATGCTTTATAATATCTTGATGTTTATTCATTAACAAATTATTGATGGTTAATCTATTCCCAATGTACGCTTCAGGAGTATTCTTTATATGCTCATAAATTAAATTTGATTTGGTTGCGATTAGAGATAAAGAAAAAAGATCTGAAGAACACACCTGACCTTTAATTTGCTCTAAAGTAAATCTCAAGTGGTTGAAAAACCTTTTCAACTCTCTTGGATTATTAATTAATTGCTTGAAATAATTATGGTAAATCCAATCTAATCTTTCTTGATCTTTTTCAAATTTATCAGTTAAAAAACTATCACCTAGTTTTTCAAGCTCTGAATTTGCGATTTCATTCAGTCCTCTTTCTGAAATTACGGGAAGTGAAACTCGAAGTTGAACAATCTTATTAATATATTCTGACGGATTTATAATGTTATTTTTATCAAGCACAGAAATTAGGTAATTAGGATCAAATGCAAGTAAAAAAGAAGTGCCTGAGAAATTCGCAACAGCTTTGACTAACCGTAAAACTTGAAAAGCCTCAGAGGGTGTTAAACGATCAATGTCATCAATTATTACAATTATAGGATGTTTTATTTTTTTTATCGCATTAGCCACTTGTTTTTTTCTATCTAAAAGATCAAGTTTTTTTAACTCAGCTATTTTTTTAGTAGCATGTCCAAATCTTGAAAGAGATTTTTCTATGATAGATGCCCATGGTTCTGCTCCAGGGATAAGTTTAGCAGCACTAAAGAGGCTAGAGTATGCAATTAGCTCTTTTGATACTTTTAATGCAACTTTTGATTTGTCTTTAATATTTAGTTGTGAAGAAAACTGCAATAAAAAATCTTGAATCAAGGATTCAGGTTGGCCAGCCAACCATGGATTATATTCTATTATAATGGGTAAGGAGTCCTTTTCATTTAAGGCATTTTTTATAAGATTTATGACTGACGTTTTACCATATCCCCACTCAGCCTCTATAGATACAGTGAAACAATCATCGTCGTTATTTAATAGTAAAATATTTGCCAAATTATTTGCAAAGGTAAGTCTATTTAGTAAGTCTGGATCATTTTGACCGCCTAGTATAGGTTGGTCATTATGATATGCTCTCATTTTCAAATTCATCCATTTAAATAAAGCAATCATAGAGATGTTGCTATTAATGTTATAATATAGCCACAAAAAACTCAAAATTTGCATATTGAGCATAAACACATAACATCTAAGCAACGCTGAAAATTTATAACGAAAATCACCTAAAAAAACAAGTCTGTTATGCAAAGCTCATCGTGGCAGGTATGGCTTTGAGCACACTCGGTCAACTATCTCTATTGATACTGAGTGGGGATTTGACAAATTACTATTTGACTGAGCTTTTCGGGGAGATAAACACATAGCGCTGTCATAAATTTTCGCTCTTGGTGCAGAAGTGACTGGCAGATCAGGTTTACTCTGTGTCGTAAGTGTTGCGCCCATGTTTAATCTAATGTATCAAAATTGCTCACTCTGTTTCTGCTATCCATTCCGGGATTTTTGCCTCAAGCTCAAGCTGCGTGGTAAAGCCGCTGTTATCAATGGTGTGCTCGGCTTTTGCAATAATCCAGTCCTGATTATCAATCTCGCTTTTAAATCCTGTTACCGTGCCATGCATTTCGGGGTAGAGTTCTGCGCGTCCACGTGCCAGCGTGATGGAAAATGATGCGGCTCCGCGTTGTAGCTGCTGCCACTTTGCCGCCGCTGCGCGTCTTGCTGCCTGCTCGTTCTGATAAGTCTTGCGTAACACAAATACGTTGCCTTCCGCACCTTCCATATAGTCACCTTCGCGGCTGCTGCTTTTCTCCTTTTTGGGTTTTGGCGGTTTGCGGCGTTTCACGCTGACTTTTTTCTTTTTCCCGTAATTAAGATCAAGCCAGTAGGCGCGTACACCCGTATACGCCTCGCGGTCAGCAATGCGGAACTGATGGCGATCGCCGCTGCTGCGTGTGATGGCGAACGAGGGCAACGGCTGGCCCTGCGCGTTCACGCCACCTCCGGGCATGATGAATAACAGATTACCGCTTTTTACCGTGGTGATTGCGCCCAGCATTTCCGCCATGCGCGTAAGGAAGGACATGTCGCTTTCTTCGGTCTGGTCGGCGTGGTCGATTTCGATATCCATCAGCATTTCGCTGATTTGCGGTTTCAGACCATACCGATGAGCGATGGCGGATACCACACGCTCAACGGTCACATCATGCCAGGACACCTCACGTTTAACGTTAAATTCATCCCGAAAATCTGCGCTTCTGGCTGAAACAGTCAGCCTGTCCGGCGGTCCTTCGTGAGCGATTTCATCAACAATGTAAGTGCCTTTTTCTGTCAGCGGTTCCCCTTTCCAGCCAATGAGAACCGTCAGACGCGCGCCCCGTGGCGGTAGCTGCAACTGGCCATCGGCATCATCCAGCGTGATGGTGAGCTGGTCCGCCTCAAATCCCCGGTTGTCGGTCAGTGACAGGCTCATCAGGCGTTCTGCCACGCCGGACAGCGTTTTACCCTCGGCGAGAATATCAAAATCCGGCATTTTCACGGGGTCTGTGCCCTGACTGAGCAATTGCATGGTGGTGTCGGTCATCTGCTCCCTCCCTGTGTGGCATGGTCGCATGTGCGTGCGGAGGGGGTTACTGCTTTTTGTTGTCGCCGTGGCGGGAGAACGGCGCAGGGGTGAGATTACGCGCGTGGTGGGTGATGATTGTTGCCGAATCATTTAACGGATACAAGGGGCTGAAGCTATGAGTGAAACTCGTTTTCATGGTGCCCGTGTTACGGAAAATACCGACCTGGTAACAGCGATTAACGATGTTGATTCCAGCGTTATCGGTATCGTGGCAACGGCGGATGATGCGGACGCGAAGCTGTTCCCGCTGAACAAGCCCACACTGCTGACCCGCGTCAATGACGTGCTGGGAAAATGCGGAACAACGGGGACGCTTTATCGTGCGCTTAAGGCCATCGCAGACCAGGTGAGCACAAAGGTGATCGTCGTTCGCGTGGCTGAACACAAAGAAGAAGACGAAAAGACGCAGGATCAACTGGTTATCGGTGGTTCTGAGGATGACGGCAGCTATACGGGGATGTATGCGCTGCTTGTTGCAGAGCAGGATGAAAGCATCGGATACCGTCCGCGTATTCTGGCCGCGCCGGAGCTGGACACGGAGGCGGTGACAAAATCCCTGTGCGTGATTGCGGGTAAACTGCGCGCATTTGTGTATGCCTCATGTCACGGCTGTAACACGATGGCTGAAGCGATTACCTACCGCCAGAAATTCAACGAACGTGAAGTGATGCTCTTATGGCCGGACTTCATCGCCTACAACCCGAAAAGTGGCGAAAACGAAACGTTCCCCGCGCCTGCTTATGCGTGCGGCCTTCGTGCGTACATTGACCATGAGCAGGGCTGGCACAAATCGCTGTCCAACGTTCCGGTTAAAAATGTGCTGGGGATGTCGAGGCATGTGTTCTGGTCGTTGCAGGCCGAAGACAGCGATGCCAACAGCCTCAACAACAAAGAAATCACGACCATTATTCGTCGCAACGGGTTCCGCTTCTGGGGCAACCGCACACCGGAAACGAACGCCTACATTTTTGAGGTGTATACCCGAACCGCACAGGTGCTGGCTGATTCAATTGCGGAAGCGCAGTTTGAAACCATCGACAGTCCACTGACGCCTGCGAACGTGAAGGATGTTATCAGCGCCATCAGGGCAAAACTGGATTCACTGGTGACTGCCGGGAAACTGATTGGCGCGGAGTGCTGGTATGACGTGGTGGATAACAGCACCACGGATTTACGTCAGGGGCGTGTGCGTATTCGCTACAAATATACGCCCGTTCCGCCACTGGAAGACATGGAGCTTTACCAGACGTTTACTGATGAATACTTTGAACCCGCATTTGCGGTGCTGGGAGGTGCCTGATGGCTGTGCCAAAACATCTTCGCTTTTTTACGCTGTTTGTGGATGGTGAAAACGAAGTGGGTAAGGTGACGTCCGTCACTTTGCCTAAGCTGACGCGCAAAACCGACAGCTACCGGGGTGGTGGCATGATGGGGGCGGTAAGTATTGATCTCGGCCTGGACGACTCAGCGCTTGATGCGAGCTTTGTCATGGGGGGCGCAGTTCGTGAGCTGTTCCTTAAGTATGGCGGCACGATTGACGGCACACTGCTGCGTTTTGCGGGTGAATACTACACCGATGCAGAAAGCGACCTGTATGAAGTCGAAATGCGCGGACGTGTGACGGAAATTGATATGGGGGAAGCCAAACAGGGCGAAGCCACATCACACACTTATGCCATTAAAAACACCTACTACAAGCTGAGTGTTAACGATCGCCCGTTGTGGGAGATTGACCTGCTGAACTTCATTTACCGGAAGGACGGCAAGGACATTGTGCCCGATCGCATCCGTTCCGCGCTTGGGCTTGGCTGATAAGTAATATGCAGGCGGCGCAGTGCGTCGCCTCTGACTGAAAGGAGTTTCCTGATGAAAGAGACGAAAAACATCGATACCGAAAACACGGTAGTTACTGACACTGTGAAAGAAACCAGTGAGCGTGGCGTAAAACTTACCCAACCAATTGAGCGAAGCGGCGAAAAAATCACGTATGTGGAGATCACCGGGGCTATTGAGCAGGCTGGATCTCTGCGAGATTTGTCGCTGTCTGATGTGCTGAGTCTGAAAGCGGAATCCATGTTTACGCTGCTGTCACGCGTGACATCACCGCGACTGGATGAAGTGACGATCAAAAAAATGGCATCCCGTGACTTTATTCAGTTATGTGTGGTTGCCGTAAATTTTTTGAGCGGTGCGGACTCTGGCGGGAAGAACGAACAGGCGACGGAAGCCTGATCACGGTTGTGTGCTTTGAGCACATAGAAGACTTTGTGGCAGATATTGCCGTTATTTTTAACTGGTCGCCCGCCGAAATCTTCATGATGACGCCCGGCGAAGTGGTTAGCTGGCGTGAGCGGGCGGCACTTCGCAGCGGGAATGCAGACAATGAAGACTCTTGATATCCGGGTCGCTTTCAGCGCCGTTGACAGGCTGACCCGACCTGCCGAAAACGCACGCCGCCTGATGGGGCAGTTTGGTGACTCCATCCAGCGAACGCAGGGGGCGATCAAAAATCTCGAGCGTCAGGCGCGTTCATTTGAGCGCGCCCGCGACGCTGTCAGTAAAGCGGATGCGGGTATCGTGAAAGCACGACGCCAGCTTAACGCCCTTAATCAGTTACAACGCACGGGTACAGTGCTCAGCGAAAAACAACAAAAGCTGATGCAGCAGTTAAGCACCCGGCTTGAACGCCTGAATGAATCGCGCACACGGGAAATTCAGAAAATGCGGGAGCTTGGCGGAGAGCTGAAACGCCACGGCATTTCCCTGACAGGCAGCGATAACACCATCCAGCAGGCCATCAGACGCACCGAACAATACAACAACCAGCTTGAACGCGAACGGCAGGCGCTTGCGCGTGTAACGCGGGCGCGTGAGCGGTATTCGCGCGCGCAGGAAACAGCGGAAAAACTGAAAACAGGTGGTGCGCTGGCAATTGGTGCGGCAGCGGCGGGCGGCTATGCTGCCGGGCGTTTTTTGCAGCCTGCGATCGGGTTCGGCAAAGAGATGTCCCGCGTTCAGGCACTGACGCGAATCGACCAGAACAGCCCGCAGTTTAAAGCGCTGCGCGAGCAGGCGTTAAAACTTGGCTCTGAAACGCAGTTCACCGCAGGCGATGCCGCCAGTGGACAGGCATTTCTTGCAATGGCTGGCTTCACTCCGCAGGCCATTCAGGCTGCGCTTCCCGGCGTGCTGAGCATGGCAACGGCTGGCGGTATGGATCTCGGCGAGACGGCAGATATTGGCTCAAATATCCTGACGCAGTTCGGCCTTTCTGCTGACCAGATGGACCGGGTCGGTGACACACTCACCGCAGCGTTTACCCGTACCAACACTGACCTTCGCGCACTGGGCGAAACCATGAAATATGCAGGTCCGGTGGCGGGGAAGCTGGGAATATCGCTGGAGCAGGCCGCAGCGATGGCTGGCGTGCTGGCGAATATGGGCATCAGAGGGAGTGATGCCGGGACGGCAATGCGTGCCAGCCTGGCTCGTCTGGCATCACCGCCAAAGGCGGCGGCAGAAGCTCTGAAAGAGCTGGGCGTGTCCGTCTCGGATGCCGGGGGCAAAATGCGCCCGATGGAGGATGTGCTGGCCGACCTTTATAAAGCCACCCGCAAATACGGGGAAGTTGACCGGGTATCGTTCTTTAAGGACATTGCCGGAGAAGAGGCTTTCACATCGTTTATGGCGCTCGTTGATGCAGCGGGTGACGGTTCCTTACCCAAACTGAGAAAAGAACTTGAAGGCGCGCGCGGTGAGGCTGAACGCACAGCAAAGGTTATGGCCAACAACCTTGACGGCGATCTGAAATCACTCGGCAGTGCATGGGAAGGGTTGCGCATCCGCATTGCAGATCTGATTGACGGTTCGCTGCGTTCTGTCACGCAGTGGCTCACGCGGGTGGTATCAAGGGTGACGGCGCTGGCGCAGGCCCATCCGGCACTGACGCGCCAGCTACTGATAGCAGGCGGTGCGTTGCTGGCAATGACTGCAACGGTTGGCTCGTTGTCGCTGGCTATTGGTGTGCTTGCTGGTCCGCTGGCAAAACTGCGTCTTGGTTTTTCTCTCCTGACCGGATCAATGAATGCTGTCAGGGTCCTGCCAGCACTATGGGGAATGGTGACGGGGTCCGTTTCTTTGCTGGGAGGCGCTATCGGGGCGTTGTTCAGTCCGGTTGGTCTTATCGTGGCTGCGCTTGCCGGAGCTGCCGTTCTTATCTGGAAATACTGGGATCCCATCAGGGCATTTTTTGCCGGGGTGTTCAGCGGGATTATGGAAAGGCTGACCCCGTTGCGCGAAACTTTTGAACGGTTTGGTCCTGTTTTTGACGCAATCGGGAGCGGGATCAGCCAGGTGTTTAACTGGTTTAAATCGCTGCTGTCACCGATGGAGTCCAGCAAGGAAACGCTGGATAAATGTACCAGTGCTGGCGAGATATTCGGTAACGTTCTTGGCGGTGCGTTACAGCTTGTTCTGACACCTGCAAAAATGCTGCTGGATACGCTGGCGTGGATACTTGAAAAACTTGGCGTCCTTCCGGATGAAGCGGAAAGGGCGCGCAAGAAAATCGAAGACGCACAGCGTGCGGCCATTCTTCAGGACAAGGTTGCCTTGCTTCAGGGGGACCTGGCGAAAATCAATCCGCCGAAGCCTGTGGAAAATGGCAATGGTACCGGAGGTGATAACCCCAAAGACAATAAACCGCTCACAGACAGCAATACCGGTACGCTGCGCAGACTCAGCAAAATTGCTGATAACACAGGTAAGCTGGTTGATGAGACGAAAAAACGCATTGGCCCCGGCGATATTGTCTTTAAGAACCTGCCCCGCGCACTTGCCGTTCGTGGGGAGTGGCAGGAGCGGAAGATTGCGCAGGTCAGTAAGCCTGCCCCCGCAATTAATATCACACCCGTGGTCCCGGCTCCGCTGCCTCCGGCGCTGGTCCCTGTTGTTGCGGCCAGCTCCCGCCCGGTGGCGGAGGCCATACGATCGCCAGTGGCATCAGTTCCTGCAGCTTCCCGTAATCGGGAGCCGGTTGCCTCCGGATTTGGCGGTGAAATTCATGTTCATCTGCATAACGTTGTTACGCAGAATCCCCGCGAACTTGCGAAACTGGTAGGTGAAATGGTCAGGGCAGAAATGGAACGGCGCGCCCGTGCCGGGCGTGGCAGTTTTTACGATAAAGATTGAGGAGTCATGGCCATGATGATGATCTACGGCATGTTTGTTTTTGAGCTGCGCACGCTGCCGCATCAGCAGTTACAGCAAAACAAAAGCTGGCGGCATGTGAAAAATGAACGCGTTAACCGTTCAGCAAGCTGGCAGTATATCGGTGCAGGAGATGATCGCATCGTTCTTTCTGGTGTGCTTTATCCTGAAATTACAGGTGGCGAAGTATCGCTGTCGCTGCTGACCACGCAGGCGTATACAGGACGACCCTGGCCTCTGATTGATGGCGTCGGGCAGATTTACGGCATGTATGTGCTGACTGAAACGAATACGACCCGTTCCGAGTTTGATCGCTACGGTAAGGCGAAAAAGATAGAATTTTCACTGACCCTTGAACGCTGTGATGAGGATTTGCGGGAGCGCCTGCAATCCTCATCGTTCAGTGATATGCTGTCCGGCTTCAAAGATAAGGTGACATCATCTCTTAACAGCGCGGCCAGTTCAGTTAAAGGGCTGTTCTGATTTTACACAAAAACCGCTAATGGTCAGATTAGCGGTTTTCATTTTCCTGAGTCTGCCCGGTTGTTTCTTCAGTCTGTATATCGCCTACAGGGTGATAACGATAAATCGTCGATGTGCCAATGCCGTAAATTATTGCCAGTTGTTTTCTGTCGTGCCCGTTTTTGATTAGCCTTGCTATTTGCTCATGCTGTTCTTTTGTCAGCTTCGGTCGACGTCCGCCTGTGCGCCCCCGTGCGCGCGCTGCCGCCAGTCCGGCCAGTGTACGTTCAACAATTAATTCACGTTCCATTTCAGCCAGGGCACCCATCACGTGGAAGAAAAAACGCCCCATTGGAGAAGATGTATCTATGCTGTCGGTCAGACTGCGAAAATTAATCCCTCGCTCCCGTAGTTCCCCGACGAGAGAAATCAGATGTTTCATGCTTCGCCCGAGGCGATCCAGTTTCCAGACAACCAGCGTGTCACCTTTTTGAAGGCGCTTTAAAGCGCGTTTTAATCCCGGTCGGTCTGTCTTTGTCCCGCTTAATTTATCTTCAAATATTTGTTCGCATCCTGCACAAACAAGAGCGTTTCGTTGCAAGTCTGTATTCTGGTCATTTGTTGATACCCTTACATAGCCAATCAGCACGCTGAATCTCCCGTCCAAAAGCGCAAATCATGCCATGCAGGCCGGAAACGGCCATTATCCAAAACCTCGGTTTAC